TAACTTCTTTTCTACTGCAAGGTCTGATTCAAATGACATATCGCCAAGTAAAGTATTATACTCGTTAAGTCTTTCTTCAAATGCCTCTTGAAGATAGTCTTTAAACTTTACAGAATCTATAGGTGTAAACCTAGGACTTGTTGTATATGGTGTTTGTACTATTTCTTTTATATTCATAATAATGTAATCCATTATATAGGATTTTCAACTCAATGTCAAGCACTTTTTTACTCTGGTCTAACAAAATCATCATTCCAACCAAATGCTTCTTTTACTGCACCTGGAGTTAGTCCTTTGTAGACATTATGTAATTTTTTATCTTTTACATTACACAATAACTCTGCTTCATCTTTGTGAAGACCTTCTAGAACTTGAATGAATAAGGTTTCTTTTCTTGTTTTAGATAATGTATTATCACCACCTACAATAAAATGCCATAACTTATTAGATTCACTTTCTAATACTGTATGTTCTGTACCAGCTGGGGCGTCATTCTCCATGTAAGGAGGTTTGCCTTCTGGTAAATCCCATTGTAGTTTAGGGTCAAATGCACCTTTTAAGATTCTTCTTAAACCAGGTGTATCATTTTCTTTTAAGATTTCTACCTTTTTTGCTTTTACTTTTGCATTGTTTACTTTAGTAAATACTTCACTAAACAATGGTTTACCTGTACCACCTTGTGCCATACTTTTCATAGCTTCAGGCGGAATCAGATTTGGGTTTCTTTCTGCCATAATATTTTCCTCATGTCATTATTAATCATCTTTAAAAATTATGTATAATACCAACAATACACATGTAACTGCTAAACCGTAGTTTATCACACATAGAGCCGGTTCTAAATCCTTTACCAACATTTCTTTTTACTCCTTTAAAAATCATTTATATTACTCATTAAATTTTTAAGTTTATGGTCTATAAAATATTGTAATAGTTTAGAACTATCAGGTATTTGATATGACCTATAACTATTTATAATGTTTTCTTGTATCACTATAGGTATCTCCTCTAAATCTATTAACTTCTTATTTCGTTGATAATTCAATCTTGTTATACTTCCTAGTGGTATATTGTCTAACTCTGCCCACTCTTGTAGTCTTTTTTTATGTATCGGTTGTTGTTTTTCACCTGTTACAAATACATTATCATCACTTAATATATTAGGTATACCATCTGAACGGTCACCTTTTATTATCTGTTCATGTAAATATTTTTTAGGGTCATCATCTTTTACAAACTTTTTTTGTATAGGACTATATTGATTTACCTCATCATATTTATGCAATTGAATAAAATCTTTATCACCTGATACTATCATTACCTTTTCTTTATTATTATGTGCTTCTCTACATAGTATCGCAATGATATCATCTGCCTCTGCATTATCTACAGAAAGTACCATGTAAGGAAAGTTTTCTGCAATCTCATGTTTAACAGCTGTGATAATATCAAAAAGGTCATCCCATTTGTTAGAAGATTCCTCTGTCTCAATCCTAGTTTGTTTTCTTTGATACTTGTAATTAGGAAAGTATTCTCTACGCCAAGGTTCTGCTGAATCAGCACATAATATTTGTGTGCCATATTCTTCTTTGAACTTTAGATTATAACCTCTAATACTATTTAAGACCATGTGTCTAAACATATCAATATTAGGTGGCTTTTGACCTCTTGTCTGTGCCATATAATTAGATATGAGAACTTGGTTTAAATCAACTAAAATCATTTATCATCATCCTCGGGTGGAATAGGTATTTCAAAATCAGGTTCAAAATGTATTTCTTTTTCACCTTCTTGTCCTGGCATATCTTTTTGTTCTAAAACTCTGCTGTAATTTATAACAGGTTGAACTTCACCCTTTTCATTATATTGTATATCAATAATCTTGTCAATTAATACTGTTGCAAGATGTTCTCTTTTAAAATCTCTGTAAATTAAACCTCTTACTAATTCTGTAATCATTGCAAGGTCACCATAAAATTCTTTTTTGTTTATATCAATTCCTATATCAACAAGTCTTCTAATTAAATCAATTGCAACTTCATCAATTGTAGATTCAATCATTTCAACTTCTTCTTTCTGCATTAACAATTCATCATTTAACTTGTCAATCGTATCTTTAGTATCAACTTTTGTGCCTGGAAAAGGTATTACATTATCTTTATCTTTGCTCAACTTTTTCTCCTCTAAAATTAACTAGACCTTTATCATCAAAATATTCAACTAACTGATGATAACCACCTATCAATTCGCCATCAATTTTTATTTGTGGCATGGTTTTAACTTTTTTACCTATGTCTTCTAACATATCATCTACTGATTTAAAATCTTCAAATTTCTTTTCAGTATATTCTATGCCAAGGTTATCTAACATAACCTTGGCTTTAGAACAATAGGTACATTTTTGTTTACTGTATACTATTACCTTCATCTTCAACACCTTCAACACCTGATGATAATAAATCTTCCCATATAGTTTCGTGTTGAGACTTATCTTTTGATTGATAAGCATCCACAGCCTGTTCTATGGTATACTCATACATCTTGTTAAGTTTACCCATAGGTAATCTTAATCCAACATATGCACGATAATTACCATCATCTGTTATGGTTACATCTTGTGCAAAGACTTCATACCCACGAACTGGAGTGTTCTCGATAGAATTGACTATGGCACTTTCAACCTCAGTAACAACAGATTTACTAGCAGTTTTACCAACTTCAGTAATGAACTGTTTACTTTGTTTGTTCATTGTGCCTTTTATCATATCAGCAATTTCAGATTTTGCAATCATCTTTGCCTTCTCAATCGCAAGGTTTAAATCAGGCGATACGGATGTACCTGCCCCAAATATACACATACCTTCATGAGTTTTGTCTGTACTACAAACTTCCATACTAGAATAATCTTGCATAAACCAGCCTGGAACTTGTGTAACAAAATCACCAGTCTCACTTTTTAAAGTGTAGATTGGATTATTACCTACTGTACATGCACCTAAAGAAAGTGCTAATACAATTATCATTATATTTTTCATTATATTACTCCTATCACTCTGTCAATAATACTATTTATGCTACTACTAAGATGTATAACCACTTCTTCAATGGTCAAATCTGTCATAGTAAATAGTACAAATCCAAGAGTAAAGATTATCACATTTTTTATCATTGGACCTCCCAATCGCCATCTTTTGTAAGACATGCTTTTCCTGGCGTATTAAAAGCATGATTCGGTCTATCATAGTATCTACAATACCTAGGTACATTTGTATCTCTATAATAAAATTCTGAAAATAATTCCCAATAACCTGGTTCATCAAAATTCTTTCTGCCGTCTGCACAGATTAATTTTTCTTCTTTAGTTACAGTATCACCTTTTGTAGTTATGATAATCTTTGTAAAACAATATTGTTGTTTTATTGGTTTTATCTTTGCATGATATTCTTCACCTGCATTTGCAACAGATATCAAATGCACCATTAATGTTAAGAACATAAACAATGCAATCAAAAGTAATTCTCTATTATCTCTCATCTTCTAACTTCCCACTTGTTAGTATATGGATTTTTATATGGTTTTTCAACCCAGCGTCCGTCTGGTAATTGACAAGCATTACCATGTTGAACTCTCCTGTCTACATTTCCCATGCCGATAACTGGCCAAGGATTTGTAATATCAACTGTTACATCATAGCTAACACATTTAAATGGTCCCTCATGATATAAACTTGTTGTATGTATGATACCACTATTACCTGTTCTTTTGTTATACCAATTCGTATAAGATGAACCTGGTCCTGCGACATTCATGTGGTCTACAAAAGTGCCATAGTGAACATCATAATCTGAATCATACATCATGTTTGCACCTGCTAATGCACCTGCAAGTGTGCATGTTGCAATTACATAAGGATTATCAATACCCATAGATACACAGGCGACTGTTGATGTTGTTGCACCTAAACCAGTGCCGATATGTGACCTTGTTAATTGACAACCTTGTAATAAACTAATTGATAAAATCCATACCACTATCACGGATAGTTTCACAGATTTTTTGTTGATGTTCATTTGATATGACATAATGTTGTTCTCTCAATTTAAATATTTTAAACATATTCTTGTATTTCTTTGTAAATTCCTC